GCTTGAGGTCCTAGACGTCCTCATCAATGAGAACGAGGATCAGACGGCATAAAGTTATCCACAGTTTGCAGACTGCTGGCTTGGCTTATGTATACTGCCGGCGGTATACTAAAAAGGTCGAAGAGTTAATAATCAATAACCAAAAAATATGATTACTAGAACAAAGCAGAATTGGTCAATCGGGGAATGGGTAAAGGTCGGATTTATGAGGCTCAAAGTCCTCTCGGTTCGCGCCGAGTACGACGGGTTGCCTGATATTTACACCCTCGTATCGAGCACCGGAAAGAAGTACGAGTTTATCCCTCACAATGGCCTATCCGCAATCTAGTAACCAATCATCATTATGAAAACATTACAAATCGTTTCAGTAGTCGCTTGGGTCATGATCGCAGTCGTGGGTTTCGACGCACTTGGTTTCGTTTCTTGGGTCGCTTCCGGCCAACACCCTGTCGATGATTTCTACGTCGGAAGTCTCACTGCACACGCTCTTGCGGCGGTAATCAAATAACCGATATGCACGAAGACGAAATGATCACAGTCTCAACGTGTTGCAAAGAAGAAGCGTTTGAAGACTTTAAAGAAAATCCGCGCGATCATCATGACCCTATCGAGATATACACCTGCTCCAAATGCAAGAAAGAGTGCGACGTCGAAGACGTATGCGCCTACTGCTATGGAGAGGGTGAATACTCGGTAGACGAAAGCGACGGAGAGGGACACATCATGCGAGGCGTCGGCACGCAGAAGTGCGTGAGGGAGCCAGACTGCGAACCAGTCGAAGCGTAAAATTAATCACAATAATTCAAATTAAAAAACACCATGAGCAACATCAAAAAAGTATCACTCGATTTCGCAGAGCGCCTTAAGGCAGTCTCAATACTCAACGAGTTCAAGGGAAGCCTCGACGGAGTGGCCGTCATTCTCGAGGACATCAAGCAGTTGCCGATCGAGGAGGAGGAATTGAAGCAGGCAGGAGGCCGTATCTCAAACGAGGGTCGCACCTACGAATGGGACAGCACAAAAATGCCGGTCAAGGAAATCTCATTGCAGAAAGTAACGGTCGACTATCTCAAGAAGACCATTGAGGAGAAGAACAGCGCAGGAGAGTTCGGACTTTCAGACACCTCGGTCGCAACGCTTCTCGCAAAGATTTCTTAATCACTAAATAGTCACCAAAAAACAAATCGCCAACATGAAAAATCGCACACTATCATCAGTCGCTATCATCGTCCTCGCAGTCCTCGTCGGCTGGTACGCATTGAGCCGCCCAACGGTCAACGCACCGGAGCCAGAACCAATCGAGCACATCACCGCGACGAGCACGGACGTGACTGCCACGACCTCACCAGAGGCTCCAAAGCCGACCGTGAAGCCTACACCGAAGCCAACGCCAGTCGTTACGCCAAAGCCCGTCGAATACGTCGACATGGAGCTTGCGTCGGTCACTGATCCTCGCGTCTCTGAAATCATCGGACTGGTAAATGCAGAACGCACAAAGGCAGGGCTTCCAGCTCTCGTTGAAAGCGGACGTCTCGACAAGGCGGCACAGGCAAAGACCGACGACGAGGTGGCAAGGCAGTATTTCTCTCATGAAAGCCCTGACGGAAAGGGAAACTACAATGTGCTCATCACCGAGGCAGGATACCCGTACAGCTATGCCGGAGAGAACCTTGCCGTGAAGTACGACAGCTTTGAGGAAGCGGTAGAGGCTTGGATCAACTCGCCTACTCATCGCGCAAACATTCTCAAGGCAGGATACAAGGAGACTGGTATCGGTATCTCAATCGGAGACTACACGTACACCGACGAGCGTGGAAAGGTGCAGGTCGTGCACGACGTTACTTACATCGCACAGTATTTCGGCGCACGATAATGAAACCGTTACTTGTTCTCGCGGCCAATCAGAAAGAGTACATGGTGTGGGCACGCCAGTACCGCGAGGAGGCAGAGGTGAAAGGCCTTGCACCAAGGTGGCTCGTGCCAAGCAGTTTGAACTACATGATGTACCAGGACTGCTTTTACACAGAGGTCGGATCATACAAACGCACACCAAAATACGAGCTTTTGTACCGATACTTTGAAATTAAAAATATCATTAAAATATAAAATTATGCCCCTATTCAAGAAAAAAGAAGTGAAGAAACCAGAGCAACCAAAAGCTAAAATGGTTGGTATTGAAATCGAAGTGCGCCAGCTTGTGACAATCGAAAAGCACGAAAGCCGTGTCGACGGAAAAGTGCAGGAGCCACAGTACCGTATTTCTATTGCTGATCGAGACGTTATCACAGTCTCACAGCGCGAGTATGACGAGGTGTTTATGGAAATGTTGCGTCTCAAAAACGACTGCGAACTGATCCACGACATCGCCGAAGCTCACATGCAAAAGCACGGGCATATTGAAATCAAAGGCAACCCTCTCGCCGCACTAGACGAGATAATTAAAAAGGCTGTTGAGGCCAGTGAAAAATAACATGGCAGGCATAGAAACATCATCATTCGAGTGTCCGAACTGCCATGCTCCTATCGAGGTGCGTGCGCCAGAGAGGGACGTATACAAAATCTGGTGCGGAGGCTGGCGGTGCTCGCTCTGGTTCACGCCTTTGGGCAAAATACTCTCCGAAAAGGAGGCGGCAGAAATGCCGGAGACGACGCGGCTCTCGGACGTATTCAGGCAGAAGCACATAGTCGCGCCAGAGAAAGATATTGACCTCTTGGTGTGGGACTTGGAGGCGACGGGCTTCGTGGCGCCAGAGTGCAAAATCTTGGAGATCGGAGCCTTTATCGTCAAAGACGGAGTGGTCGAGGAGAAGCATTGGGTGTTCCAAAACAATGTCGAGATACCAGAGAAAATCACCGAGATTACGGGTATCACTAAAGATATCATCGACGCGGAGGGACGCGACCCGAAAGAGTGCTTGCAGGAGTTCTTGCCACTGTTCAAGCGGTGCAAGCAGAACCTCACTCACAACGGTATACGCTTCGATATTCCGTTCCTCACTGACTTCGCGGAGAGCGTACTTGAGTGGACGCCAGAGGAGAAAAAGGCGGTTGTCGGACTTATCCGACAGAGCGCTTTCGACACTGCGGTTCACTTCAAGGCAAAGAAGTGTGGCATGAGGCAGTCGGACAGTGAGACGTTTGTGACGTTCGCAGATCGAGTGATGAACACGCGAGCGTTCGGCGTCAAATATACCCTCGGCCTATGTTGTGACGAGTTGGCGATTGATCGAACGAACGTAGTGCAACACCGTGCACTAGCCGACGTGTTCCTTACCCACGAAATCTTTAAGAAAATATCATGACAACTGAAACATTAAAAAAGATAGCGAACTGGCTCGCTGGTGATGATACCGGCCTTTCGTCAAAGTTCTTGGCACAACTGGCTCTCGGAAACGAATTGCCAGAGGTCAACTACCCTCACGATCCGCCGGACTTCGGCAGGTGCGTTCGCTTCCTCGAAGTCTTGCCGCAAGAAGAAAAAGCCGAGGTTTTGAGACGAGCAGGCCACAGGTCGGAGAAGTGGCAGTCACTCGTGAAGAAGTGGGACGAGTGCCTTGCTCTTTACCAGGAGGAGTGGCCGTCTGGTCGAGCACCGAAACTCTACACCTTGATGAAAGAAATAGGCCTATGAAAACACCAGAACAATTTAGAGTGAAGACCGGCATGTTTGGCTCGGACGCAAGCTACGGCAACAACGGGTATTTTATCATTCCGTTCGAGAGCTATGAGCTTGTGGTGATAGCGAGCGACGGCGAGGGCTGGGAGCACGTATCGGTTTCGCTTCGCAATCGCACTCCGAATTGGAGGGAAATGTGCTTTATAAAATCCCTATTTTGGGACGATCAGGATTGCGTCATTCAGTACCACCCACCAGCAAGCGAGTACGTGAACAATCACGATCACTGCCTGCACCTTTGGAAGCCTATCAATCAAGAAATACCAGTACCGCCCTCAATTTTAGTAGGGTTTAAATAAAAATATGAAAGAAACAATCATTGCATTTGACATAGACGGCACACTGCTCAACAACGAGGGCATACCGCCAGAGACGCCTACCTATCTGCGCCCACGTTGCGGCGTGAACCTCGACATCGTTCTGCTCCTGCAAATACTCGCAAAGCGAATGAAGAACACGAAGATATACGTGTGGTCGGGCGGAGGGCAGGAATACGCGGAGAAGATTTGCCGAGAGTACGGTTTCGACAAGTATGTCGACCGTTGCTTCGGAAAGCACGAATACGACGAGACGATATACGGAAAGGTCGATATTTGCTTCGACGACGTGCACGCTTGTGAATTAGCCGAGAAGAACTTAATCGTGAAAATGAAATGAAAGTTTTGAGCCTATTTGACGGTATCAGTTGCGCACGCGTTGCCCTGGCGAAAGCCGGACACTTGAGCGTGCAGTATTTTGCGAGCGAGATCGACTTGCCTGCGATTGCGACTGCAAAAAAGAACTATCCCGACACTGTGCATATCGGGAACGTGGAGCAGGTGAGTGCCGAGAATGTCGCGGGGGGGGGGTATAGATTTACTCATAGGAGGCTCGCCGTGCCAGGACTTGAGCATTGCGATCAACGGTAGGAAAGGGCTTGCCGGAAAGCGTAGCGGTTTGTTCTGGGAGTACGTGCGTATTTTGCACGAAGTGAAGCCGAGATATTTTGTGCTCGAGAACGTGGCGAGTATGCCAAAGGAAGCGAGAGACGTTATCACGGAAGCGCTGGGGGTGGAGCCTATCATGATCGACGCGGCGCTGGTGAGCGCACAGAGGCGAAAGCGACTGTTTTGGACGAACATACCAGGAATTAAATTGCCGGAGGACAAGCAGATTTTTCTCAAGGATATTTTGCAACCGGCTGAACAGGTAGACGAGAAGTATTTTTTGAAAGACGAGGTGCTTGAAGCGATACTCGAGAAAATGCGCCAGGGTAAACCATTGCCTCAATCGCAGAGGATTTACGAGGTAGACGGCAAGAGTGTGACGCTTTCGGCAGGAGGCGGAGGATTGGGCGCAAAGACCGGCCTGTATCTCATCATTCCCGAGGCTACGAAGAAAGGATATGCGGTTGCTCACGAGGGAGACAGTATCGACCTGTCGTTCCCGACATCGAAGACCAGGCGCGGACGGGTAGGAAATAAGGTGAAGAACCTCATGACCTCACAGAACATATATGCTTTCACGGGGGCGAGAGTGAGGAAGCTCACGCCGGTGGAGTGTGAGAGATTGCAGGGGTTGAGTGACGGGTATACGGCAGGGAGCGACGGCCAGAGGTACAAAATGTGTGGCAATGCGTTCAATGCTGACGTGGTAGCACACATACTTTCGCACATGGCATAGTTTTGCACTACCATACTGCTAGTAGTTTGTGTTATAATTTTCTTGACATGATTAAGAAGAAATCGCCAAAACAAAAGAAGCCTATTGAAGTCGAGAAACCAGCTCGTCCGAACAAGTTTGCGTTGAGAGAGGATAGGGAGGACGCAGAGGAGTTGGAGGGGGCGCCTGTAGAGCCGAAGAAAGCAAAGAGAGCCACTGGTATTGTGGCTCTTAAGCATAGTAAATTAATGAAAAATGCCTTGGAGAATAAGGTCGGTAAAAATCGGAAATCCCTGTACCAGACTATGATCGACGAGGGATATTCCGAGAGCTATGCACGGAGCGGTCACATCAAGAAAAAGAAGTCATGGCAGGCTTTGACAGAAGAACGTTTGAATGATGATAAAATATCGAACATTCATGCCGAGTTGATTGTCGCAAAGAAAATCGACTACATGCTTTTCACTGCCGAGATCGAGGACAAGGACATTTACGAACTCATGGACAGCGTGAAGTGCACAGTGAAGAAAATAGTGCACGGCATACAAGGCACGCACGTATGGTTCTGGTTGCCTGATCACCGTATCCGCAAGGACGCGGTTGAAATGGCGTACAAGGTGCTTGGCAAGTTCGCACCGGAGAAGATTGAGCTTGAAGCAACGGGATTGGCCGCGCTGTCGGACGCGGAACTTGCGGCGCGTATCAAGCAGGCAAAGGCTCGGTTCACGAAGAAAGACTAAACTGTGGATACTGCCGTTATGAATACTGCTGAACATGAATTATAATTAATCACAAACAATCGCCATGAAAAGAAACATTTTATATTTCGTTCTCTACCGCCTCATGGACATTGAGGAGCTTTGCTGGAACATCGCAGAGCTGGTCATTAAGCCGTTCGCACTCTTGCGTCGGTGGGTCGCATATCGGATCAGTAAATTACCAAACTAACAAACAATTTTATGCAAAAACATTTGGAAATTAAGACAATCGAGCACAAAGGTATCAAGGTCGTGTTGAAGCTCGACTACGAAGCAGGAACGGCGAGCCTCGTTGACCTGCTCCATGCGAACGGAGACACGCAGGCAACCCCGAAGAAATGGGTATTTGCAGGCCGTGGGCTTGAGTATATGAACGGCTGGTTGAATATCCTCGAGGCAATGACCGTTGCGGTCAAGGAGTGCAAGAAAGACCTCGAGCATGACCTTGCGGAAAAGTCCGCTTTCAAGGATCGCATTATCAAAATGGCCGTCGAAAAGCCAAAGTCTAAACTCAAATAATTTTATGGCAAAAGAAACACGAGACATCAAGCAATACAAGTTCTTCACACTCATTCACAAGGTGACTGATCGAGAGAGCCAGAGGGTCACGCACGAGCCTGTGGCTGTCTTTGACGACATCGACCTCATTCCTGCGTATGTCGAGGCGCAGGGCTGGAAATACGAGCCACTGTGGGGCGATACGGAGGGCTTTGACGCATACCTGCAATCAGAGTGGACAGCCGTAGAGCCGGTGGCCGATAACTTTAACCTGCCTTTCAACCCTGTTGCGGAGGCGAAAGAATAAAGCCATGTATCCGAACATCGCCATTTCATTCACAACGGAAGAATACAAGGGCGTGATTGTCACGTACATGCGTATTCTCGACCGCTTCGCATGGAGCTGTACGATAGGGGCAAACGCATACGGGGACTTCATCGTTCTCGCACCGCAGAGGCCTGACCGCATTGAGCCTCAAGAGTGCATTGCGGCCGCGCATATCGTCGCTCAAGCATGTCATGCAAGCATTGACGCCATTCTCGGCAGAGAGAACGGCAGTGGAGGATTTAACGACGGCAAGGGTGGCGGTGATCCCGAACCCAAGCCAACTCCGTCGCCAACGGGAGGGGACGGTGAGGAAGTAGAACAGCCGATACTCTCTCCGTTCTGCATGGCAGTCGCAGGAGGTGTCGTCGCATTACCAAATTAATTTAATCAATCGCCAATATGGATACATCAACAATCAAGAGCAAAGCAGAGGTCGTAAGGGAACAGCGAGCGCAGGCAAAGGCGCTGGCAGAGGAGGTCGGCACCATTCTTTTGAAACGAGAGGAGAACCATGATTTTTATATAAAGCCAAAGCACGATCACACACAGCCTATCGGTATATACGCCATTGCAAAGCCTGTCGCCCGTTTCGGTGACAAGGAAATCAAGGACACAGCGCGTCGCATGATTGCCTGGCTCAATGCCAACAATGGTGCCTTTCCAGCCCCATACGTGACCTCCTACGCGATTTCTCATTGCCAGGTGGCCGATGAGCCATATCGCCTGTTTGTCGTCTCTAGCGAGCTTGTACGCAATGCAGGGATAGAATTAAAGCGTGAGACGAGACAGCAGAACCGCAAAAACTTCTTCTTCCCTACGCAGGCTATCTTCAATGCGGAGATACTTGAGACGCCGGAGAAAATGAAAGCCAAGATACCGAAGCGCGAAGTGACCAAGGAGAACGGCAAGGTGTCGTCAAAGATTACGGTCAACGAGGGCGAGGTGTCGAACCGCATATCAGTGCCGGACGCCTGCATGTCCTTTCCTCAACGCACCAAGAAGAACACAGAGCGCTTTTTCCGTATCAAGGTACGCTATCAGACCATGAGCGCCTTTGGTGTGCTCGTCTCAAAGACAGAGTGGGTCGAGGGATTGAAAGCGCATATCTTCCAGCATGAGATCGACCACGCGAACGCTATCAACATTTATTATGGGAAATCCACAGCCAACTAAACAGGAAACTCTTGAGGAGTTGCGATTGCTTCGAGAAGAAGAAGCACGCAGGCTCACTCAAGAGAAATATCGGTACTACGAACCTAGCGGAAAAGGCGAGGATTTTATCAATGCCTTTGCAAGCGGTGAGAACTTTATCGTGCTCTACTCTGCCGCAAACGGTGTGGGAAAGACCGCAACCTGTACGAACGTGCTGGCTCACATGTTCTGGCCTACGACAGAAAACCAATACTTCCAAGGCAAGCTGTTCAAAGAGTGGCCTTTCTTGAAGCGCGGACGTATCGTGTCGGCGCCTACCAACGTCGAGAAGAACATCATACCCGAGCTAAAAGACTGGTTCCCTCAAGGCAAATACAAGACAGGCAAGGGCAACAAGAAGTTCGAGAGCGTATGGAAGACAAACACCGGCTGGACGTTCGACATCATGACCTATGAGCAGGACATCACCGAGTTCGAGGGTGTGACGCTCGGCTGGATATGGTTCGACGAACCGCCGCCAGAGGCTATCTTCAAGGCCTGTGTGTCTCGTCTACGTCGTGGAGGTATTATCTTCATCGGTGCTACTCCGTTGGCTGGTTCTGCGTACATGTACGACGCCTTTGCCAAGGGAAACTACGAGGTGGAGATCAAGAGCCAGGAGAACGGGGCGACCATGAAGTACGAGCGTAAGGTTGCATACATCGAGGCTGATATTGAAAGCGCCTGTCGTGAGCACGGAGTGCGCGGACACTTGAGACATGCCGACATCGAGAACATCATCGCTGAATACTCCGAGGACGAGAAGCAAGCCCGTATTTACGGTAAGTTCCAGCACCTCGTCGGCCTCGTGTTCAAGAGCTTTAGCCCCAAGGTGCACGTCATACCGCCGTTCAACGTCGATATGCGCAATTTCTGCGTGTACGAGTTTCTTGATCCTCACCCACGAACGCCTGACGCGGTTATGTGGGTCGCAGTGGACAAGCAGGGCACCAAGTACGTCGTCGACGAGCTGTTCATCAAGGTCGATAGCGACGAAGACCTTGCCTCGCGTATCAAGAACAAGGCGAGCCAGTACCGCATTATCGGGCGCATGGCTGACCCCTCTGCTTTCGTTCCTAACCAGCACGAGAAATCGGGCAAGACGCTGGCACAGAAGCTCGCTGACCAAGGCCTCACCTATCTCGAGGCCACAAAGAGCCGTGCCATGTCTGACCGTCGCATTATCGACGCAATGAGCTACGTGGAAATCAACGGCTACATGATGAAAGCGCCGGAGGTGTACATTTTCGACACCTGTAGGCGCACCCTATTCGAGATCGAGCACTATCGCTGGCAGGAATACACCGGAAAGGCGGCTGAAAGGCATGACCCGAACCCGAAGCCTGTCGACAAGGACGACCACATGATCGAGAACCTTGGACGTGCCCTGTACAACGAGCCTCGCTTCATTCCGTACACCGCTCCGGCACCTCATGTGCCTGTTCAACTTGACCCATACGCGTAGTGCAACCCCTTGCAGTAGTGCGAAGAATTGCACAAGGGGGTAGTGCAAAAGTTATGCACAGTGCAAAACTACTTTTAATTTGCATGTTGTTTGTGGTATAATTTGACACATGAGTTTTAAAGTCTTGCAAAAACCATTTGAATATGAAGACTGCCCAATCGTAATTCGTCAATCTGGTGAAAACTTTGAGTACATCACTTGCATAAACAACCAAATCTACTCCTCTTTTATTGTTGCCCGAAAATCGCTTAAACAAAGGCTTTTCGGGCTTTCTTATACTGCCGAACAGCTAAATAAAATCACCAACTACGTGCTTGCAATGGCGCAGGCTACTATCAACACGGTCAAAGGCATACAGCCGAAAGAGGGTGAGAAACCATTAATAATTTAATCAAAAAATATATGGCAAAAGATAAAATGCACAAAGTAATTCCCGAGACATACCCGTCAATGTCGTCACAAAAGAAAGTAAAAATCTTTCCTACGTTCCGTTTGGGCGACGATGATCTGCCGGAACTCGCTGACATGGAGGTTGGGAAAAAGTACACCCTGGTCATGGAGGTTGAGGTGAAGTCGAAGTCTCAAGGCAGTGAGTGGAGCGAGGGCGATACGACCGACAAGAGTATCCGCGCTACGTTCAAGGTCATGAGTGTCGGCTGTGAGAGCGACGACAAAAACGAGAATATCGGAAGCGGAAAGGATTTTGAAATGGAGTACGCCGGAAAGAGAGCTAAGGCGGCCTCAAAGAAATAAGCAAAAGGAAATCGCCAATTTCCAAATGCCAAAAATAATCACTAAAACAAAAGAAGCACCAAAGAACGCAAAGCGACCTGTAAAAAAGGCCGTTTCTAAGGCGTCCGCTCCGAGTGCTCCTGTCTCTGCCACTGGCTCTGACGCACCAGACGGAGGCGACGACAGCGACCCCGACAGTTTGGAGAGCAAGCTAGGCGCCCTCAAGACGCGAGACTTCAAAGGCCTCATCGAGCAGATACAAAGCGAGTACCAGCTTTCTTGGTGGTTCATGAAGCCGAAGTGGGACGAATGGGCACTACGCCTCAAACTCTACAACAATCAAAAGCGCGACAAGTCCGCAGTGGGCGATCCGCTTCTTTTCACTATTCACCAGACCGTGCTTGCGTCTCTCTATGATGACAGGCTCATGGCTACGTTCGAGCCTCGAGAAGCAGGCGACGACGACACCGCAGAGAACCTGAACGACCTCGCCGTATACGACTACGACGAAATGGAGAAAGATATTGTCGACTATACGTGGGATTGGGACACTTCCTTTTTCGGACGTGGCCTTGTCATGCTCATGGAGTTCGACCGAGAGAAGAAGTGCCCTGTCCCTGAAAACTGGGATCCAATGGTTACTATGCGTGACCCTCGAGCAAAGAGCGTGAACGGAGACATGAAAGGACGCGGACGCGCTCGCTTCCTCGGCCGTGAAATCCGCCTCACCAAGCAGGAAATGACTGACGCCGGCATTTACTTCAACTTTGACGACCTCAAGACTGACAGCACAGACATCAACAGCCTCATCGACAAGAACGAGCAGGTGCGCCAGGAGGCACAGGGCTTTGCCAACACGACAGGCCGACAGAACGACCTCAAGGGCGACAACGGCACGTACAGGCTTCTTGAGTGGTTTACTCACTACCAGGGCAAGCTAGTACTCGTGACGCTCGCTGCCACCCGCAAAAAGGTTGTTCGCTTCACCGAGATCAAGGGCAAAAACATTCCTATCATCGACCGCGCTCTCTACCCTATCGCAAACGATTGGGACGGCGTGTCTATTCCTGACCTCACCGAAGACAAACAGCGTGCACGCGCAAAGCTCACGAACTTGGGTATCAAAGTCGCTGAAAGTGGCCTCTATCCGATGTACCTTTTCGATACGACACGTATCAAGAACCGCGCTGACCTCAACTACGAGGCAAACAAGTTCATCGGCGTTGACGGCAATCCTACGGGAGCCGTGCAGGTCATGCCAAAGGACAACATCAAGCAGGACGTCGGCTTTATCTTGCAGACCCTCGACGTTGCCGCACAGAAAGCGACCGCGACCCCTGACATTCAACAGGGACAGGTGAACGGCGAGAAGCGAACGGCTACCGAGCTTTCAATCGTGAACAACAAGGTAGACACTCGCTACTCACTCACAGCAAAGATATTCGGCTGGTCGGAGAAGCGCTTTTGGCAACAGTGGTACTTCCTCTACAAGACGTATTTCGTTTCTGGTATCGACGAGAAGACTATACGCATTTCTGGTGCTCTAGGCGCTCAATTCAGGCCTCTACGACGCGAGAACATCGTTGCCAAGGTTGACCCTGACGTAATGGTTGAAAGTCGCGTATTGAGCGAGGCAAAGCGATACAACCAGCTCCAAGTATTCCGTGGATATGTGCAAATGATTGCACAAGACCCTAACGTGAACCTACGCTGGGCAGAAAAGAAGCTCGGCAAGCTCTCCGGCTTGAAGAAAGACGAGATCGACATGCTTTTCCCTCCTACCATTGACGAACTCATTGCGGAGGACGAAAACGTACAGCTCGAAAAGAACAAGCTCGTGCTCGTGCAGGCAACTGACGATCACATCATTCACTTGGAGATACACAACAAGCTATCCGACACTCCTGCGAAGTATGCGCACATCGAGGCTCACAAGCGTGCGATGATGTTGAAGAAGACGAACCCCGAAATCTTCCCTGCTACACCGAGCGCGACGGCCGGAGCAGGCGCAGGCGTCGGAGACAAGGCGCTTCCAAGCATGGAGAGAAACACCGCAGTCGCAACACAATAAACCTATGGCAAAAAAACAAACACAACCGAAGACAATCATCATCAAGGCTCCAAAGCCAAAGAGCTTTGACCTTTCGTTCACTAAGCCGAACGAGAACATGAAGATACTTGCCGCAATTCAGACATTGCAGGCAAATGCCGGCTGGCACTTCCTCACGCAGGTATTTCAGGAAAACATCAAGTTCCTCGAGCGCCAGATCATCACGAAGATTGACCCCGAGACTGGCAAGGAGCTTACCGACGCGCAGATTGATTTGCTACGCTTCAAGCACGCATACCTCACCGAGCTTCTAAACAAGCCGGAACAGTTCATAAAACAGCTCTCACGCACGGATCAGGCCGAAAACGACCTTGACCCTTACGACAAGGGAGAACAGCCGTAGACGGGGCTTGTGGCGCTTCTGGCGCCGAGAGTAGGGACAAAGACACAAAACCCTACCGCCGAACAGAAGATCATTGAAAACTTAATACGCTTGTTGGTTCGGAGGGGTTGGTTTCAATAGCCTCGAAAGAGGTGCAAGGGCTTTGGCGATTTCCTTTGCTTGCGAAACCAATCCGTCCGAGCCTTCAAGCTCGCGCAGTGTCGAAACTGCGTTACAAACACAGGCGTCCTGGCAATGGTTTTTAAACCCCATTTTCCATATACCAGAGGCCTTAACAAAAAAATCTTATGGGAGAAACAAACAATGCCGGTGAAGAGACGAAAGTCGAAAACACCGAGACTGGTGCCGACAACCAGGACGATAAAAAGTCCAAAGACGGCGGAGCTGATGAACAGGCAGAGGGTGCCGATAAATCAGACGACGATAGCGCCGACGAAGGCGGCGATGAGGGTGACGAGGAAACTACGGACGATGATGAGGAGTCGAAAGACGACAAGTCAAAGGCCGATAAGACCAAGAAACCAACCCCACAAGCTGACGAGCCACAAACTCGTAAGCGAACCAACGTCGATTTCATTCTCGAACGCAA